TTTTCCAAACGAATGAGTGAATATAATAAAACAACAGGAGCATGTATACATTGTACATGGGATACAAAAACTCAAAAAGCTGAATTTGATGATATATTAGCAAGAAGTTCAAAAATAATTTAATTTTAAAGTAGGTGAAAAAAGTTGCGTTTTGTCTTAGAGGAGCTGTATCTCGTATACCGGATCGACGTATGACGACTGAAGGTAGTTTATATACTGACGAAGATTATGTTGATTATAAAAAATGCTGTAAATCAATATTTAATTATATTGTTAATAAAAATAAAAATTATAAAATAGACTTTTTCTGTCATAGTTGGAGTGATGATTTAAGAGGCTCTCTTAATCAAATTTATAATCCTAAAATAATTCAAACTGAAGATAATAATTTATATATAGATGAAATAAAAGAAAATAATGGTTTGGGGGATAAATTTTCTTTAATTTCACAAGCTTTATCGACTAGAAAAAGTATTGAACTTAAAGAACAATATGAAAAAGAAAATAATTTCGAATATGATATAGTTATACTTTACCGGTATGATGTTTTAATCTGGAAAAAAATAGATTTAGAGGATTATAATTTAAATGATGAAAATATATATGTAAATGCTCATCCGGATTGTGGGGGAGATTTTCACTTTTTAATGAATAATAAAAATTCCAAAATATTTAAAAATTTATACGGCTGCGATATTTTACCATATCCTCATGTGTGGATTCAAAAATTTGTAAGTAGTATTAACAAGAATCTAATAATGGATAAAATTGTACCTGGTGTTGATCAAGAGGTTATTAGAAAAATTTCATGAAAGATAAAATTACAGTAACCCTTACCCATTATAAACGATTGGATCTGTTAAAAGAAACTTTAGATTCATTTTTTAGTACTAACAATTATGATATAGATCAATTATTAATAATTGACGATTCGGGTGAAGAATATTATAGTAATGAAATAAAAAAACTTTACAGTAATGCAACTGTTATTGAAAATAAAGAAAATATAGGTCAAAGACGTTCAATTGATATTTTATTAGAAAATTGTAATAATGAATATATATTTCATTTAGAAGAGGACTGGTTATTTGATAGTGACTCGAATAATTATATTGAAAGTTCTATGAAAATATTAAAAAATAACCCTAACATATATCAAGTACATATTAGACATCAACATGATGATCCTCACCCATGTATAGGGGAAGTTAACTATATCGACAACGTAGGTTTTAGGTTTCTAGATAATAATTGGAGAGATTGTTGGACAGGTTTCAGTTTTAACCCAGGATTAAGACGTAAATCCGATATAAAGAAAATGTTTCCTAATGGTTTAATAGAATATAAAGATGAAATGCAGGCTTCAATTCATACTAAAAAATTCAATTATAAAGCTGTTCGATTAGAAAATACTGTTTGCCGTCATATTGGATGGAACAACAGAACACAAATAGGAGGTAGAGGATTTTAAGTTATGCATAACCTAATAATAGGAGAAACGTGTTTATTATCATACCAATTGCGTAGATTAAAAATAGCCGAGGGTAAAAATGAACTTTTTGATAATATGTTAGCTACGATTGATGGGGTTTATAATTTGATAGATGATAATTTTAGTGATATATTAACTGATAAATATCTCGATTTCACAAACTACATGTATTACCCCGATCATGGAATAAGTCATTCAAAATGGATTAATAAAAAATATTCAATTGATAAAGATAATATTTTTTCATGGCCAGTTTTTGCTTTTTTTCATTACGATGCTTTTAATCAAGATCAAAAAGATTCTATAATTCGTAAAACAGCAAGATTTAAAAATAAACTTGAAGATATAGAAGATATAAATTTATTTTATTATTATAGGGAAGGTAAAACTTATAATTTAGTTAAGATTATCGAAAAGTGTAGTAATTTTTTAAAATTTTTATCCGATAAATATGATAAAAATTTTAACTTTTTTTTAATTACTAAAAATAGTGGAGATAAAAATATTTTATATAAAAAAATAGATGGTATATATCATTTTAATTTTAGGTCGCCTCACTCATGGGTAGGGATTGATGATAATTGGGATGCTCATTTTGATAACGATTTATTTGATAATTTTAAAACTAAATATGAAAAAATTATTTGTAATATTGACTAGAAATAGTAATTTTGTTATAGATTGCGTTGAATCAATCCTAAAATATCATCCTGATGATGATATTATAATAGTTGATAGTGATTCAGATGATTTATCTTATGTATCAAAATTAAAATCGAAAATTAAAAAGATAAATTTAATAAAAAATAAAAATTTTATGGATGGGGCTATATGGTATACATACGAAAATTATACTAATTATACAAATTATGCCTTTTTACAAGATTCAACTGAATTATTGACAAATATTGATTTTGCATTTGATAGTGACATAACTAGTGTGCAATATTTTAATGATTATATTGATATGAATAGAGACCAGTTTATGATAGAAAAATTAAAAAAATACACTGGGTTAGATTTAACCAATAAAATACTAGGGCTGTTTGGACCTATGATGGTATGTAGTAGAAATTTTTTGGATAATGTAAAAAAAATAGGAATGTCAAAGGTATTACCTGAGAGAAAAGATTGTCAAAATTCTATGGAAAGGGTGTGGGGATTTGTTGCCTCTCATCTAGGTTATGATATTAAAGAAAATTGCATTGAAGGTATCCATAGAGGTCAAGGTTTTAAGGATTTTAAGTATGTTTATAAAAAATATGCTGAACGTAAATAACTAAATTATGAAAAAATTAATTATTTTTGATCTTGATGGAGTATTAGTTAATACTAAGAAATTACATTTTAACGCTTTAAATGCTGCTCTATCTAATATAGATGACAAATATAATATAACAACACAAGAACATTTAACTGTATTTGATGGTCTTAAAACCAGAGAAAAACTAAACATGTTATCAAGTCTAAAGGGATTACCACACGATCTTCATGAACAAATATGGATAGATAAACAAAAGACTACAAAACTTCTTACTGAAGATATACCTCAAAATAATAAACTTATTAAGATTTTTAAGCAATTGAATAAGTATGATATAAAAATTGCTTGTTGTTCTAATTCAATCCGCAATACAGTTTATACATTATTAGCTAGAGTCGGTATTATTGAATATTTTGATTTAATTGTATCTAATGAAGATGTAGATAATAGTAAGCCCCATCCAGAAATGTATTGGAGAGCAATGTCATGTTTTGGTGTAACACCAGATGAAACTGTTATATTAGAGGATAGTCCAGTAGGCCTTCTCGGCGCTAAAAGAAGTGGTGGAGATATTGTTAGAATTAAAAATGTAAATGATTTAACACTTGATAAAGTATATGGTGGTTTATATAATAAAGAAAATATTATGAATAATAAATGGCAGGACGAAAAATTAAACGTTCTAATTCCCATGGCTGGTGCTGGTAGTAGATTTGAAAAAGCTGGTTACACTTTTCCAAAGCCTCTTATTGAAGTAGAAGGAAAACCTATGATTCAGGTAGTAACTGAAAACTTAAACTTAGATAGTAAGTATACCTATATTGTGCAAAAAAGTCATAATGAAAAATACAACTTAAAATCTATGTTATCATTAATATCACCTAATTGTAATGTTGTTGATATTGATGGTATAACTGAAGGAGCTGCATGTACAACTCTCCTAGCTAAAGAGCATATTAATAATGATAATCCTTTAATTATTGCAAATTCAGATCAATATGTTGAATGGGATGTAAATGATTTTATGTATAAGATGCAAGAGCAAGATGTTGATGCTGGTATTTTATGTTTTAATTCGACTCATCCAAAATGGTCATATGCAAAAGTAGATGAATATGGTTATGTTACCGAAGTAGCTGAAAAAAATCCTATTTCAAATATAGCGACAGTAGGAATTTATTATTGGAAAAAAGGTTCTGATTATGTTAAGTATGCTGAAGAGATGATAGAAAAAAATATTAGATATAATAACGAATTCTATGTGGCTCCGGCTTTTAATCAAGCAATTAAAGATTGCAAAAAAATTAAAACTTATATGGTTGAAAAAATGTGGGGCATAGGTACACCAGAAGATCTAGATATATTTGCAAAAAGAGATAAATGATAGTAATATCTCATAGAGGTAATATTTCTGGGACAGACCCTGAAAATGAAAATAAGCCTGCAAATATTCTAAAAACGTTAGAAAAATTTGACTGTGAAATAGATTTATGGCTCGTAGAAGGTCATTTAATGCTTGGTCATGATGAACCTCAATATGATATTGGGGAAGATTTTTTAAAAAGAGAAGGTCTATGGATACATGCAAAAAATATAGACGCTTTAAATTTTTTAAACGATACTAATTTAAATTATTTTTGGCATCAAGAGGATAAAGCTACTATAACAAGCTTAGGGTTCATATGGTGCTATCCTGGGGTATACTGCAGTAATGGCATTACAGTGGAAACAGGATATAATATTAAAACTCATAATGACTTGGCTAATTCTAATATTGCAGGCATATGCACGGATTACCCGTTAAATTATTTCAAGAATAACTTGATTTAATAATTTTATATTATATCATAAGGGTATGATTATTGATCAGCAAGTTTATAATGGCGATCTCATTCACGATCGTTTCGCGTATAAGTTCTTTAGAAAAGAAGTTTCACCGTATGGTAATATAGTAGCTTTTAGAGCTCCTATGTATGTAAGTGATAATTTAATTGATCTTGAAGATACACTAGCTAATGACTATATCTTTTCGGAGGATGCAATTAACTTCTGCTGGGAGATACCTAATTTATGTCCTTTAGGTGCAGTTGCTTTTCAGCGTCTTTTCAACACTACTGTTGCAGGTATGTTAGGTCAACTTATCCAAAAGCCTATTAACATGGATGGTGATGATATTATGGTATCCGATGAGTTTATTGGAAGTGATAGTAAAAAGCGCACAGAAGGTAAAGTAAGTGTTTCAATTACTTATAGTAAGGAAGATATTGCTTTAGGTCATACAGGTATCAATGTACAGGCAGGTAAGAAAGCTCCAGGATTTGCTTATTCGAGTAATCTTAATGATGCACAGATAGAGGCATTTATGGATGCTGTAATTAAAGCGTTTGAATTAGAAGTTAAGGATCAGTGGATTGCTACAACTAAAATAATTAGTTAATGAATTTTTTTCAGCTACAAAATAAGTTATTTTACTCTAAAAAGACTAATGCTGAGTTTTTAGATTCGGAGGGTGAGCAATCCTTTGCCCCGTTTATGTTTAATAGGTGGTTATCGTTCTATAGTAAAGGAATGGCTTCTATTACTAATGAGACGTTAAATAGATTTGGTAGTATTTTTCAAGATAAACAACAGCAATATAGACTGTACTATTATTTTATTCCAAGATTAAAGTTTAAGCGTATAGCATATAATAAAAAGCTTAAAAAAGAGGATATTGAGGAAGAGAATCTAGATCTTATAGCGCGTAATAAAAATATCTCTGTAAGAGAGTTAAAGTTGTATATGGATTTACAAGAAAACCTAAGTAAATAGATTATATGGCAACGGCATCTATTGATAATCTAGCTCCTACAAGAAGTCTAATTGACTTAACACAAGGAGGTAAGGGTGATTTTGGGTTAGACGACTACCAGCTTAGCTTTGTTTTTGATGATATTCTTCTCGTTGAGTATGCTGATGAGTCAGCTAACGGAGACGAGGTTTTACGTAATGGTATAGTTGTACCGACAAACGCAATGACTAAAGCGTGGCGTAAGGGCAGAGTGATTCTCGCGGGTCCTGATGCAAAGTACGCAAAAGAAGGTGATATCGTTATATTTCCAAACAACCTAGGAGTTACTATTTCCAATGTAGAGATTACAGGTAAAGGTAAGATTGCTAAGGGTGTTTTTCTAAACGAAGAAAGAATGTTTGGTATTTGTAAACCAAAAAATGATAATACAGAGGTCAGCACTTGATTCTATTCTTTTAACGAATGTGGTAGACTTAAGATTTGCGCGCAGAATACCTAAGGCAGGTTTCCCTGCTACTCGCCGTATACTCTGTACAAAATCATATAACTTATTAAATTCTACAAATGGTAGAATTACCCTAAACTATAAGCCTCCAAGAGGTCCGCATAAAGTAAATGAAGCAGCTGATAACTTACTTGTTGTGTGGGATATTTTAATGCAAGGGTATAGAAATATAAATATGAATCAAGCTAATCTAATAACTCAATATCCGGCTGATGATTCTTTTTGGACGTATTTTAACGAAAGTGTATATCCTATGTCAGCAAAACAAAAACTAGCTTTTATGAACTCATGAATATAAATTTGGAAAGGGTAAATCAAAGCTTAAAGCCTTTTTTACTACAAAATATAATAATTAAAACCGATAAGAAGATTATTAAAAAGGGTAAACTCAAGCTTTTTAAAATTAAACAGTATAATATATCTCTTTCTCTAGAAATCGACGGTAAGATTAAAATTTACGAAATACCCTACCCGTTTAAGATTGAAGGTTCGTTAGATAAACTTATATTTAACTACCGTATAAGTTCCTTTATACCGGAACAATTTTCTCTGTTTATAAAATTATTAGATTGCAGCTCTAAATCAAAATTTTACGACAACCTGCTTTACATATTGCCTAATAAAGGAACAATAGTATAATTAGGTGTGCTAACCGGACTAATTAATAGCTTTCCATCTGGATATGATCCTAATCCAACACAAGTAAAGCTTCTAAAGAATATTGAACAAGCGTTCACTGATGGCTATAAGTTCATCATTTGTAATGCTCCTACAGGATCAGGTAAGTCTATGGTATCAAAAACTATGGGCAATGTCGCCGAGCAATGCACAAAAGAGTATCGCGATATAGTGACGAGTTATCTGGCGTATAAGAGAACTCAGGGAGGTAATTATGCGTATGAGGATGAGTGTAATGAGGAGAAGTCGTTTGGTTGTACAGCACTAACAATTACAAAAGCTCTACAAGATCAATATAAAGAATTATTTAACGATGTCGAGGTGCTAAAGGGTAAGTCGAACTACAGCTGTGTTGTAGACGAAGATTACTCGGTCGAGGTGGCGCCGTGTTTACATTTACCGAAACTTCGTGAAGAGTGCTGGAGTAAGAAGTGCTGTTCGTATTATGAGCAACGTAATAAAGCTCTAACTTCACGATTCAATACTCTTAACTATAATATGTTCTTTGCACTACCTGAACATCTTAAAAGGCGTGAATATTTAATTTGTGATGAAGCATCGGAATTAGAAGACCAATTAGTTAAAGAGTTTAGTTGTACTATTAACTTTGAGTTTCTCTATAAGAACGAAGTTGAGGTTAAACCGTTCTTAACTAAGAGTACTAACGTCGAAAAATGGATTAATCATTTAGTACTGTCACTAAAAGAACGTATCGATTGGTTAAAAGATGCAATCGGCAGTACTAGTAAGGTTAAAACTAAATATCTTATTCAAAAGAAGAACGAGTTAGTCGCTCTTGGTAATCTGCATAGTAAGTTATCACTTATACTGGAAACTTGGTATGATAGTGAGTATATTTTTGAGAGGGATAGTAAGGCTATTACCTTTATGCCTCTTAAGGTAGACAAGCTATCGAATTATTTGTTTAAGTATGCTGATAAGGTAATTCTTATGTCGGCAACTATTATTGATCCTAAGAATTTTTGTAAGTCGTTAGGTATTGATAACTATAAGTATATTGAGGCAGAGTCGACGTTCGACGCTAAGAATGCGCCGATTTATTGCAATACAAAGGTTAAGTTAAATTACTATAATATGCAAAAGAACTTACCTAAGGTATGTAAACAGATAGCTCAAATTTGCGAGTTTCATAAAAACGAAAAAGGTATTATTCATTCACAAAATAAGAGTATTACTAACTTCTTATCAGAAAATCTAACTGATCGTAGATTTTTAATACGCGAGCCGGGTGTACGTAATGAAGTTATTTTAGAGCAGCATATGGAAACCGATGATCCTACCGTTCTTATATCACCATCTATGTCTTATGGGGTCGACCTCAAGGATGATCTAGCTAGATTTCAAATTATTATCAAGGCGCCGTATCTACCTACTAAAGATAAGCGTATTGAAAACTTAATGAAGGAGGATTTTGACTGGTATCAAAATAAAATGCTTTGTTCATTAATTCAAGCTTGTGGTAGGGGCATACGATCTCATAAAGATCATTGTATAACATACATTCTTGATGCTGCGATTGTAGAAAGTGTAGTAAAAAACAGACATAAGCTCCCTAAATACTATCTAGACCGATTCGTGTAATAAATATATGTAGTGCGTAAGAGGGCATACCATTTTGAAATTAAAGATCTTCTCACACAGTTTGTAGCTGCGTTCGATGATACGGTCATTTCGCGTTTCGATAAAAATCGTAATGCCAAGCAAAATATTGATGTAAGATATGTCTTTGCTCCTAAACAGAGAGTAATGTACGATATCGTTAATAAAGCACAAAATCTTACATTACCAGTAGTAGCAATAAATTTAACCAGTGTTTCAAGAGACGAATCTAGAGTTTTTAATAAACTAGCCCCTTCCTTTATACCAGGTCAATTAACGGATCATCCAGACAAAGCTTCAAAGTTCTTAATGCCGGTACCGGTAGATCTTTCAGTTAGTATGTCAATTATGACACGTTATATGGCGGACGCTGATCAGATTATATCAAATTTTGTACCCTATAACAATCCATACATTATTTTATCTTGGAAAGTACCTGCTGACTTCGGTGCTGATTACGAGCAAGAAATAAGATCCGAAGTATTATGGTCCGGGGATTTAAATTATAGTACACCTACAGATGTCACCTATTCAGATAAATTCAGAGTAGTTATTGATACCTCATTCACAATAAAGGGGTGGTTATTTCCCGAGCAAAAGGATACACAAAAGATAATTTATAAAATAGATAATAATTTTATAAATGTCGATCTAGCAAATAGAATATACGATCCAGAAGGTAAGAAAATAGAGTTTCTTACATATGAACAACAAGGATACAACACATTATCTGGATATAACAATACAGTACCTTCCTCCTACACTGAAACAGTCACAATATCTGCCATCCCAGAGGTTACTAATATCTTCTATGCTACTACGGGGACCTTTAACGCTGCGCGTGGTTTAACTACTATACTAAGTAGCTACGATAATAACTTTACCCTTTATGGAAAACGATTTGACACGAGCAATAATTATTACCTTTCTTCAAATGTAGAGAACTTTCACAACAATTATCAAGAAATTACATCTGCTAAATCACCCACTATCTCGGGGTATAAGCTCGATAGTTCGTTTTATTCGACAGGTAACGATAATATTGTCAACCTATATTTTCCTGCGTCGTCACTCTCAGCTTCAGGTGACTTTACCATTATAACAGCAAACGAAGCAGGGTGGGCTACTACATATCAAGCCCAGTCATCAATTATTAGAATTTAAATATTCTTAATAATACTATCCGCAGTATGAATTTCTTTAAATTCATCATAAGGACACTCATGAACTGCACCAGTAAAGTTATAATCATAAAGATAACTATCTATATGACCTTCAGGAAACTCTGTTTTCGGTAGTACGTTTTTATGCATATCATAACCAAAGATTTTAGGTGAAGTTCCTACCCATACCACTGTTGATGGTTTATCAAGTGCTGCCGCGGCATGCTGTAACGATGAATCAATAAGGAGTCTCTTATCAGAAAAATTAATAAGATTGAAAAGCTCCTTTTTAGAGACTTGTTTTTCAAATCTAATAGCACCTTCTAACTTTGGATGAAAGTCGTAGCAAACATGTAAGATCATATACTGCTCCTTTAGCTTAGTCACGATCTCTTGAGCTACAGGTGGTGGTATATCACGGACCCATGAGTATGGATGTTGTTGGTGCTCCTTGCCTGGACCTCCAAACGGCTGGAACAGTAATAATGGTTTATTTTTCTGTAATGAAGCGAGTTGAGGGTCAATTAAGTCTTTCTCTCTCAAATTGAAGTGTATATATGGTTTCTCGCTGTTATACTTAACGCCTATCATATCACACCACGATTTGATTAGATGTGTTTTTTTAGTAATATGGCTAGTTTGCTTATAGGGCTCTTGCGCGAATACCTCTACATCTTTACCGTGTATATAATCTTGATAAAAATAAGGTACGTTACCCAATCTAAAAACACGGTGTATATCCTTATTATTGAGAAACACCTCTGGCCACGCACAAACAACAATAATCTTCCGATCCGGATTTTGTTTTTTATATGCTTTTACTACAGCTGTAGAGGCTACGTGTTTACCAATACCTCCTTCGATATGAAATATAGCGTGCTTTGACATTACTATAATTTAATAGCAAAATCAGAATTTTCAACTAAGATTTACGTGACGCAAGATATTCTTAAAATCTTATCGCTTACACAGTAGTAAATACCACCTGCCACTAGTGGATCAGATGTTGGTAAGTTTGGTAGTATTAAAGTACCCATACCTGTAATATTCGCTAAACTAGATGACCCAGAGGTAGTTAGATTGCCGCAGGTAATCGATAGATTACCACAAACTGTAAGTTGTTCACTCGGTGAAGTAGTATTAATACCAACATAACCAGTACATCCATCCGCATATAAAGCAGTGTTTGTTCCAGCACTACTCCTTACACAAAAATCCATATCTGGATCCTCATCTTCATTTATAGCGACATAACCTGATCCTATTTGTATAGCCCCACCTCCATTTGTTTGTGCTCCAGCGTAAAGATTCATAAGACCATTGCCATATTCAATAAATGTAGTTGAATCTCCTTTATGTGTAATTTTATTAGCAATTACTATGTCGGAAGCATCCACACTTCCGGAAGCACTTATAGTACCATTAACTGTCAAATTCGAACAAAGCACACTATTACCTGCGATAGTTATCGTATCACAAACAGTATCACCTAATATTGTATTACCCCTTACATTTAAATTGCTACATATATCGACTCCCCCATAAGCAGATAATGGGACATTGGTACATATATAGGCAGTACCTCCACCTGCCACTGTTAAACTACCACATACCCGGGTATCGCCAGCTGCTGAAAGACCTGCAAAGTTAACATTACTACACGAGCTTACACCTAAATCTACAGTACCGTTTCCTGCACCGGTAAATGCTAAATATCCTTGAGCTGTCGAATTAAAGCCG